GGACAAGTGAACCATTTACCAGGGGTCAGGCATGGGTAGATTTGATTGGACTTGCAAGTTTTAACGATTCGTTTTTTTATGTCAGGGGAAACAGGGTTGATGTTAGGCGTGGACAACTTGCATGGAGTGAGAATAATTTAGCACTTCGCTGGAAATGGTCGAGAACTAAGTTGAGAAACTTTTTAAATATGCTCGAAAAAGAACAGCAGATTGGACAACAGAAAAGCAATGTAATTCAGTTAATTACAATAATAAATTATGAATTATATCAGGAAAAAGAACCGCAGACTGGACAACAGAAAGACCGCAGAAAGACCGCAGAAGAACCGCAGAAAGACCTATTAGAAGAAGATAAAGAAAATAAAGAAGATAAAGAAAATAAAGAAGATATATATGCCTTTGAATTTTTTTGGAATTTGTACGATAAGAAAGTTGGAAACAAGGCTAAGGTAAAAAGCAAGTGGATTAACTTAAAACAATCGGACAGGGATAAGATAATCGAAACTTTGCCGATGTTTTTATCAGGAATAAAAGACAAACAATTCCAACCATATGCAGAAACATACCTGAACAATCGCAGATGGGAGGACGAAATAAACAAGAAATCAATTAACACATTCAGGCTGATATGAAACTAAAAGAAACTATAAAAGAAAAATTAGCCGTTTTATCTGATGATATGAACGAGCGACTTGAACATAATGAAGCGGTTTATTTGGTTGACAGGATAACCCAAATATTGGAAGAGTCTTTGAAGAATGGAAGCCTGAAAGAATCAGACCTGAAAAAGATTGATAAGACTTTCAATTCAATTTCAATGGGATTGTTGGAATGCAGGAGGTTGAATGTTGTTTGTATAATGAAATGTTTAACAGATTCTAACTACGGAATATTTCAATCTGTATCCCCACGATGAAAATAGTATCACTAAAGACAAAGATAACATACGACTTCGAGCCAAGAAAAAGCGGGGAGAATGCCGGGCCGTGTCCAGAATGCAACGATTCCCGCAAAAGCAAGAATAAAAAGTCTTTTTCGTGGAATGCCCAAAAGCTTACAGGATACTGCCAGCATTGTCAGGCTTCTTTTGTTGAATACAAACCTTTCAGAGAAGAAAAACAATACTTTGTCCCTGAGTGGAAAAACATAACCGAACTATCAGAAAAAGCGGTTAAGTACTTTGAAGGGCGCATGATTTCACAGGCTACTATTCATAAAATGCGGATCTATTCGGCTATTGAATTTATGCCTCAGGCAGGTAAAGAACAATCTGTTATATGTTTTCCCTACTTCAAAGACCTTAAACTTATAAACATAAAGTTCAGGGATGCTTTAAAGAACTTTAAACTTGTTAAGGATGCTGAACTGATACTGTATAATATTAATGCATTGAAGGATGCTAAGGAAATTATAATCACAGAGGGTGAATTTGATTGTATCAGTTACGTTGAATGTGGCTTTGAAAATTGTATTTCGGTACCGAATGGGGCAGGCGGTTCAAACCTTGATTATCTGAACAACTACATTGAATTATTTGATACGGTCGAAAAAATCTACCTTGCAACTGACAATGATATTAAGGGAATTGAACTCAGGGAGGAGTTAATACGTAGATTCGGGCCGGAAAAGTGCATGATAATATCATTCAACGATTGTAAAGACGCAAACGAATACCTGATAAAGCACGGAGGCAAAGCACTGGCAGAAACGATTAAAAACGCTTATGAAGTCCCTGTTGAAGGAATTGTAAACTTGGATAATTCATATGATGAGATTTATTCCATGTACCTGAATGGTATTGAAAGCGGTAAAACGATTGGAATGCCGTTGATTGATGACCGTATCACATGGGAATTGGGCAGGCTTGCAATAGTAACAGGAATCCCAGGTCATGGGAAAAGTGAATTTGTAGACCAGTTGGTTACAAAAATGAATATTGAACACGGTTGGAAAGCGGGTTATTTCAGCCCTGAGAATTATCCGGTAAAATATCATTACTCGAAATTAGCAGAAAAGATAAGCGGTAAGAAGTTCAATCAGGCAAAGCTTACGAATGATGAATTTGAACAGGTATTCGATTACATAAGTGATAACTTTCACTTTATTTATCCTGAAGAGGACATGAGTTTTGATAATATCCTTACAAAGGCTAAGTTTTTAGTCAAAAAGTACGGGATAAAGATACTTGTAATCGACCCTTTCAACAAAATCGAACACCTGAAAGACAGGGGAGAGTCCGAAACTGAATATATTTCCAGATTCCTTGACAGGCTTATAACATTTGCAAAACGTAACAACGTGCTCGTGTTTTTAGTTGCTCATCCTCGGAAGATGGAAAAGTTAGCATCTGGATTATATGCCGTTCCCAATTTATATGACATAAACGGATCCGCAAACTTCTATAATAAGGCTGATTATGGATTAGTTGTTTACCGTAATTTCGGAGAACAGAACGTTATAATTGATTTTTTGAAGATAAAATTCAGACACTTGGGCGATGGTGGTAGAATTGTCATGCAATACAATTACATCAATGGCAGATATGAACCTGAAGGAAGCGTTGATAATTGGGATATGAGCAACTACTTAAACAAAGAACCAAGAGTTGATAAACAAGTATTACCTGTTAGCTTGCAGTTTGAAGAGCGTACCGATATGCCGGCTGAACCAAACTTTTAAACAATGAACCAAACCCACTACCTACGACCACGACTGAGGCGGGAACGCTTCCCTGAACCAATAGACTTGCCAAAGCTGATTATCCAGACCGTTGAATCTGTGTTCATGCTTGAGGACATCAACGAATACCAGGGAAGAAAACGTGAATCAGGAGTATTCCCAAGACAGATAGCACACGCTTTACTAAAAAAATATACTGCCTTGAGCTACGATAAAATTGGTAAATTAGTAGGCAATAAGAATCACGCTACGGTTATATCAAGTTGCAAACAGGTTCAAAACGCACTCGATACGCTTCAAAAGGTCGGACATGACCAACTTGGAACATTTTACATGATTTGTGAAACCAATTTAAGAAAACAGATATGAACAAAGCAATTCAAATTGGAAACGTGGGTAAAGACCCCGAAACATTTACAACAAAATCAGGGAAAAAAGTAGCGAAATTCAGTTTGGCTACGACTGACGGCGGAGAAACTCAATGGCATAACATCGTTGCTTGGGAAAAGACCGCTGAAATCGTTGAACAATACGTTAAAAAAGGGATGCTGGTTGCCGTTGATGGGCAAATCAAGTACCGGTCATACGATGACAAGGACGGCAACAAACGTCAGATTACTGAGATTGTGGCTTCATCTGTTGAGCTTCTCAGTAAAAGTGATAAGCCCGAAGCACATCATGAAACCGATGACAGGGGAAGCGGGTCAGATGGATTGCAGTTTTGATTGTGCATAACGGTCGGCAATATGAAACGGTTGCCTAATAAGACGCTTCAAAATATAACGCAGTTTTCTGGCAACTGTTTTATATTGCTTGTTATAGCCAGTTAATTTTAAAACAATGAAAAAGTACATTAAAAGTAAAATGATTGATTTACCACGTTCCTTTCGTATTTGGTGGGGAAAATGCTTCTTATATATGCTCGGTAAAATTGGAACACATGAGTTCAATGACGATATTATATTATACAACGAATTAAAGCGGTGGATTGATACGAAAGGAAAGCCTACTACGCCATTTCTTTAATTGGCTATAACGTGATGCAGCTATGCGCAGCCTTGTGTTGCGCCTGCGGCAAGGTTGCGTATAGGTGCTGTTATGCACTGGCACGGTTAATTAAACGAGAATTTTAATATGAATATACAAACAACACTTTGGGAGAAGCCCGTTTTACCTGCGGACATAGTTTATACACCGAGCTATGTTAGTGAGCATATTGTGCGTTGGCTAAACCCAAAAGGAAAATGCCTTGACCCTTGTAGGGGAGACGGAGCGTTCTATAATTATTTGCCTGAAGATAACCGTGATTATTGCGAAATAAGAGAGGGCAAAGACTTTTTTATGTACAATGATAAAGTGGATTGGATAATCGGAAACCCACCTTACAGCATCTTTGAGGACTTTTTAAGAAAAGGCTTTGAACTCGCTGACAATGTGAGCTACTTAGTACCAACAAACAAGATATTTCAAAGGCAAATAATTATGGATATGATAAACAAATACGGTGGAATAAAAAGCATAATCATTTACGGAAGCGGTCAATTGATAGATTTTCCTTTTGGGTTTTCGGTCGGGAACTTTCATTTTGAAAGAGGATTTAAGGGCGAAACCAAAGTGTTAATGGGAATGAAATCTATCTTCGGAGACGGTCGGTAGTGCTTGTGCATAACGT